CCCGCCATTCATAGCATTGTAGTAAAACAACAGTTTAGCTTGACCCGGAAATGAGTAAATCCGAAAGTTTGGCATGTCCGCTCCCCAGTTTCGTGCAAAGCCTTGAGAACCGCCTGTTCTTCCACCTGTGCCTGTGCTTTGAACAGTAAACGGTAAACCCGATAATTGAAGCTCTCCGGTAACACCTGAAACGCCTGTTGTTCTAATATTGAAAGACGCTAAGACTATTTTGCCTATTTTTGTATAAACCCCTGCCCTGCTACCATGTGTAACAGTGCCGCCGTTGGTAAAAATAAAGGCTGGAGTCCAAGTTCCCTCTTCATAATCGTCCAACTTATTAGCCGACCCAGTACCGCCGAGGTGTATTCCGCCTGATAGGTAAAGGTCACGGAAACGCATACCATTATACCCAAGGTCAATAGCGTTATCACGAGATGCACCACTTGATGTTACAGGACGGATAATCTGGTTTCCAAATCCAAGGTGTGCATCAGCACCTTCCGTAGAGCCAATATATAAAGTTGAACCGTTAGTCCCAATACTACCTACAGTTGTGCCGTTTTTGCGGAACAACGCAATGTCACCGTCTGTGCCAAAACGGTTAAGGTATAAACTTACGTTTGAACTTCTTTGAGCTACAAATGCACCTTCATTATAGATGTAAGAACCTGACGAATTATCTGTTCCACTTAAAGAGGTTCGACCCACCAACACGTTTCCTGATGAGTCTATTTGCATACGTTCTGTAGGATTGCCAGAAGTATTATTTCCAAACTCAATAGCACCATTTGTGTTTTGCAATACATAAGAACTAGCTTTAGAGCAGTCGAAAGCTGTAAAACTAGCGCTAGTTGACAAGTAACTGTTTGAACCGTGAAGCAATGCAGACGTGCTAGTACCAGAATAATAGCTTTGAATAACTGCATCTGCATTATTATTTTGGTTTTGAAAGCGTATGCCGTTACCTGTACCACCAGATGTATAAATAGGTGATTTGAGACTTAAATTAGCATCAGGAGAACTCGTACCAATACCAACATTAGAGCCACTAACTGTTATAGCATCAGGTATGTTAATTAAGTCTGTTTGTTTACTCATTAGGTTTGCTCCAGTACGCTCACAATCACATCACAACTCGATGCTGTGTCTGATGTTACAACAACTGTGTCAGTCGTCTCTAAGATGATCTTACCGTCTAAGACAGACAGAGCAGAACCTGATGGTATAGCCACACCCTTAACAACGTAAACTCCTGCTGCTTGTACATCTACTTTAATCTGTGATGCTGTTCTGTTTGCTAAGTTACAACCGATCATCACTGATGTAGTTGAACTTGGTACTGTATATGTAGTTGTTGCACCTGTACCTACCGATGCACTTGTGTAGTTCTTAAATGTATTTGCCATTGTTTATATCACCCTAACGCTATGCTTAGCGCCAATGCATTTGATTCTGCAGTGGCTAGTAAGGTAGCTTTGTTATCTCCGTCTAAAGTTTCTGCGTCTACATTTAAAGCATTTACAAAAGATTGTGTTACTCTTGCATCTATTGCTGAGTTTGCTCTTGCTGTAGTGTAGTATAAGTTAGTACCCTCTGACAAGTTAGAAGTTGACTTAGCACTAAAAGCTGTATCAAATCTACCAGATGTGTAGTATAAGTTAGTACCCTCAGAGAGATCACTCGTACTCTTAGCTGTAAAGGCAGAGTTAAACCTAGCCTGAGTGTAGTACAGGTTAGAACCTTCAGCTAAGTCTCCAGTGTCATGATTACTTAGTGTAGAAACTGTTCCAGTGACGTTACCTACCAGGTTAGTCGCTAGAGACTTGTTCATAGCCCATCTGTCATTAGATGAGTCATACGTAAATGTAGCGTTAGCACCGTCTACTGTAAGCCCAGCGCCATTGGCTGCACCTGCATTAGCTGCACCCTCAGCTACTGTAATGTTTAGATCTGCTACAGATAGATTAGAAGAGTTTACTGTAGTAGTAGTACCGTCAACCTGTAAGTTACCTGCAACTATAAGAGTACCAGTAGCATCACCATGTGCAGCAGGGTCTATCGTAAAGGATGCAGGACCTCTGATGTAGCCTGTTGTAACTATATTGCCTGTACTTAGTGCATCATTAGCGTCTAAGTAAACAGCCTTGTCTGCAGGGAGTGTAATAAACACATCCTTAGTACCTGCAGTAAAGCTAACAGCACTATCGCTGTTGCTACTCTCTAGTATGGTTGTTCTTGTAAGTACACCTGAATTGTATGTACCTAAGCCTACTTCCCACTCGTCTGCGTTACGGTGAGAAATAGCGTAGTATGTAGTATCACTGTTGGCAAGGGCAGAGCTAAAAGACTCAAAGCCTGTAACAGCGCCACCCAACGTAACAGCACCAGTGCCAGTAGTTGTAGCGGTTTCTTTTACTCTATCCTTGACAACGAGAGCCATAATACTGCTCCTTAAGCGATACGAATGATTGCGTTAGATGCGTCTGCTGTTGGGAACTGTACCACAAAGTCACCATTTGTAGATGTCTTAGTACCACCAAAACTGATCACTGCTATAGCCTTGTTAGATTGTGAAGAGTTATAGATGATACAACCGTCTGCAGAAACTGTAGCAGAAGACCATGTAGTGTCTGCGAAGTCAACAGTAGCAGTTGAACCTGATAGAGCAATAGTTGCACTACCTAGTGTGTTACCACCTGTAACGTAGTTAGTACCAGTAGCCTCGTCTGAGTTACCTGTTACTGCACTATAATTAGCTGTAGATGCATTGTAAGTACCCGACTGTGAGTTCTTAATTAATGCTATTTTAATTGTGTCTGTATCTAGATCGTGAACACCACCAAGTAACTCTTGCTTGAAGCTGTTGCACATCGCCGTTGTAATAGCCATTGGTTATGTCCTTTGTTTGTAAAATGCACAAAAGGGCCAGCATAAAAGCCAGCCCCTAAGTTTATAGTTATATTAAGCAGCGTTGAACTTAGCTGTTACAATCGCTTCTGGGCGTAAGATCTTGCGGCCATATAGGTGCATCCCACGGCAGATGTCTGCAAAGCTATCTGGGTCACGGTATGTTTCCACTTTTGATAACTGTTCTGCAGTTGCTACTGCTGAGTCGTGTCCAGCTACGATAACACCATAGTTAGTGTTTTGGTTAGCTGAGCCAGATGTTCCTGCGCCTGTACCTACTGCTGGTAAGTTGTTTGACTGATAAACACGGAAGCCGTGAATGTTTGCAGCCAATAAACCATTTTGTAGTCCTGCACCACCGAAGTCTGCATTTAATAGGCGAGAATCCTCGTCTTTTAGCATCTCGATGAACACGGGGTCAAGTACTATCCATCTACCTCTAGTATCAACATTTGCTACATCCATTGTACGAGACATACGTGCTAGTACTTGTAATGGTGTTTCAGTTGATGCAGACACAGCAGTTGCACCTGTTAAGCGTGGAGCTAATGGGATCGAGTGATCACCTGCAGATGAAGTTGTGATGTTACCGAAGTCACCCTTTTTCAACTTGTTTGCAGCTAATAGTTCGTCTGATCCTGCAGCGGCATTTGCTTTAGTACCATTTACAGTTGTGTTTGCAGCTGAAGCAGCTGTATAACCTGACAAGTAACGCAATACATCTGTATCCATTGAGTCAGCCATTTTGTATGCTGCACGGTCTGTAGATAGACGCATGAAGTCTACGTGTGAATGAGCCTCTTCAATATCATCCAATTTGAATGCAAAGTAGTTTGCTTTGTCGATAGTTAGTTTGAAGTCAGCGTCAACTAAATCTTGTGTTGCAACTGCAGTACCACGAGCTAAAGAATTAACAGTGATATCTGGTTCTTTAAGAATGCGCACTGAGTCGCCTTGCCCAGAAATCTCACCAAAATAGTCAGAGTTTGTGATTGCAGAAATAACAGCAGATTTTCTAATTGCTAACTGTGCTTGTTTTGAAAAGATCTCAGATTATAAGTTACCGTTGTTCAGGTTGGTGTAACCTGATGCCTTTGTAAATGCCATAATAATTTCTCCTATAGATATGACAGTTGGGGGAAGTAAAACATCATATCCACACAAGAGGCCAATACTTTTCTAGAGTATCTCTATTGCTAGATTTGCGGTCAAGCAGTAAAGGGTCTATACTTTATCGGGTAGTTCTATTAGTGGTTAGTGCTTAAAGTTAAAGCATGTGCAGGTAGTTGATACCTAGCACTGCACATACTATAGTTTTATCTATTAATGCCTTAGTGTCAAGTGTTTATTAGGACATATCGTAGATAAACTTACCAGAGCGCATTGCACTCATGATTTCGTCTTGACGTTCCTCATATTCTTTGAGGGACATCTTGTTAATCATTGACTCGCTTAGCATCTTGCTAGACTCTTCTGCGTCTACAACAGTACGTCCACGAGCTTTGACTGAAGATGCTGCGCCTTTGTCTGCGCTGGGCTTCTTAGTTTTGATACCCTTGTCTAGTTTATACATATCTATAACACGGGCTACAGACTTAACGTCTTCAGAGTTTTCATACAAAGCATCCTGATAAACTTTAGGTTGAGTATCTACCCAAGCATGAAACTCATCGTCTGCTCTTATAGCTTCAAAGTCAGGATGTATGGCTACAAGTTGTGCTTCAGCTTTTTCTCTTTTAGCTGTAGAGCGTAACTCTTCAATCTCTTGTAGTCTCTGATCTAGCTCTAAAGCTCTTTCGTTAGCTTTTTGTTCAGCTATTGCTTCAACTATACCTGCTACATCTGGGTGCTTACTTGACCATGCGTCTATCTCTTCTTTAGACTTTGGTAGTACAAGCTCATTCTTTGCTGCTTTTTCTAGTTGATCTTCTAAGCGTTTTATCTGTGCTGCTTGCTTCTTCTCTGTTTCAGCCATGTGTCTTTGTATATCACCATAGCGTTTCTTGAAGCTCTTCTCTTCAGCACTTAACTCTGCATCATCTTCCGATGCTTTGGTTTCCTCTTTGGCTTCTTCTTGTTTGGTATCACTTGCATCCGATACTTCGGTTGTCTCAGATCCTTCGCCATTGGGTTCTTCTTCAGGGGTTTCATCACTAGCCTCTTCAGCTACATCACCTTTTAGTAGTGCTTCTAGCTCTGCTTCAGCTTCTTTGATTTTAGCCTCATTACGTTTATGTGTATATGAGTGCATTGTCTCTTCAGTTAGTTGTGACATATTTAGTTCCTTATGTTGGGGTCAGCACAAGTGCCGAGTATCCTTATATTTATATGGTATTGTCGTTATTGTTTATTTTATTACTCTACCTTTTACAGTACCGCCACCGCTTGTTTTAATAGCTTTTCCATCTCTTCCCTTAACTACACTTCTACGTGGTGCTTTTGGCGATGAAAAAGTAGCCTGACTACCCTTACGATCTGCAGTACTTGTTTTAGGTTTATTAACTATAGGTGCTGTTTTAGTTTTTGATTTAACTCTTTTAGAGTCACTGTAAGATCCACCTGAATAAGTTCTCTTTGTACCTAAATCACTAACAGACTCTTTACCTGTACCGCCTGTTTTTCTAGCTCCATGAAAACTAGCAGAAGCGCTTGGACCATCTATACCCATGCCACCATCTTTGTCAAAACCTAAGAAGTCTCCTAGCCATGTATCACCAAAACCTACTCTACCATCATTATCAACGTCATTTAGTGTACCACCACCGCCGAGCAATCCACCACCCTTAGTAAAGCTACCCTTTAGCTGTCCCACTATACCAGAGTTTCGACCACCTTTAGTAACTTTCATAAATGCATTATTAATCTCTTCTCTTTCTGCATCTGTAGTAGCTAAATCATATCTACGCTCTAAATCTTTAGCAATAGAGTATTCCATTGCACGTTTACCTATTTTAGTGGCAACACCAAGCATAGGGTTAATTGCACCTAAGCCTTTTGATATCTTATTACCCATACCATCTACGAGAGTATTTCCATAACCTATTAAATCTTTTAATTCCATATCTCTAAAGCTAGAAGACGGTATTATAGAACCACTAGCATCAGTTTGACCCTTAGCTGTTTGACCTGCCTTTAACATAGCCAAGTCTAAGTTTTCTTTATTACTGTCTCTACTCTTATTAGACGATGTTGTTTCAGAAATAGGAGATGTTGTAATCTCAGTTGAGTAAGGTACATAGCCTTTACTTATAAAGTCTTGTGCTTCTGCATTAGGTTGTCCATTAATAAATGTTAACATTTTAGTAACACCACTTACAGGATCTCTATAATTTTTACTTGTAGTAATTTCTGCTTCGGGTAATGCATCAGCACCACCAAATAATTTATCAAAGTCTATAGAGTTAAACTCTTCAGGTAAAGAAGCATTATAACCGCCTTCATTATAACCTGTTACATAACCACCCTTATTCATAGTAGGTTGACCATCATCAATAAGTTCTAGCTCACTAATGTCAAAAGGTAGTTGTTCTTCTGAATCATCTACAGCTATAGGCTCACCACCAATACGACCATTAGCTTCCATTTGTTGAAAGCCTCTCTTAGCTTCTGCTCTTAGATCCTCAAAGAATTTAACACCAAAGAAATTTACTACATCTGCAGGTAC